TTCGAATGCACAGTGTTCTTGAAGCAATGGAAAATGATCCAAACTACACTCCAAACTTTGAGAGCATTGAAGACAGCGGAAAAGATCTAATTAACTATGGCAGCTTTCTTGTTGCGTGGTGTCGTGGCGGCATTGATGGTCAGGATTCAAGTCGCGACTTTTTAAATCGGCGGGTAAATTCTTCGCGTCCCGAATAAAGCAGTATCTATGGCAAAAATTACAGATATTATTCCAGATCACGTTTCGTCAAAGGACGTTATTGTAATAGGAATGTCTCCGTCACCTCGTAAGTTAAATAAAAAACCATACTCAAACAGCACGTTGGTTCGCCTGAGTCGGTGGATGAAAGACGTCAACCAACCCGAGTGGTCTTTTCATAACGTCATTCCAAACGTAGTTGGCTCTTCAAGCATGCAGGACGTCGACGTCTCGGCGTTGCTAAAAGCAGTAAATGGGAAAAAGACAATAATTGCATTGGGAACGTTTGTTGAACGGGTGTGTAAAAAGCACAACATAGATAGTTTTAAGATTGATCATCCGTCACCGCGCAACAGAAACTTTAACGACCCGACGTACGAGTCAAAGATGCTTAATAGTTTAAAAACATTTTTACAATCAAAATACAACTAATATACAATGAGAATTTTAATTACAGGTTGCAATAAAGCGCAATGCACATACGATTTTTACTTGCAGCAACAGCTTCAGGTAGCGATGTGTCAGTATAGTTTACCTCGCATTCTTCGAGACATGGGTCATAGCGTTGACATGCGACCAACAGTTATTGGAGAAAGTTTAGAAGAGTATGACGAAGTGTTTGTATTTTTACACAACCCTTCAGGCTTTGCTGGGTTTGTGTATAACGCGTTATGGGCAATATCGCGCAAGCCAAACTGCATATTCGCCTTTGACGACTGGCAAACCGATAGCATCTTTACTGGAATTACTTCACTGAGCGACCCACCCAAGTTGTTTAGAAAATTTGTTGTAGACAGCCACTCCAATATTCCAGAAAATATTGAAACTTACACAGACGTGTTTCTTCAGGCGATTGAAAAGATAAAGAGTAAGACAAATAGAATGTGTATGCCAGCATTTTCAGGAGGCGACTTGAGTCTGCTGTTAGACTGGCCAAAGGAGCGACTGTTTGGCTACAACCCAAATCCATACCACTTAAATCGTCAAGCGACACCCGCGCTTTTTCCTGAACCAAAGCAGCGTGTTTTTAATTTTGCTGGACTCGTTCAAGACAAGACTAAAAAGTGGCTGGCAAAACAGGGCGTGGAGTCAACTGGGTGGCCGCTAAAGCAGTATGGCTCTCGCAAAGACGGGCAAGACCGCGTCGTTGAAAGCGACATGATGAATGTCTATGCTTCTCAGTGGGGCATACTTATGCCAGGTTATTTTCATGCGGGGTCTGGATGGTGGAGGGCTCGTCCGTTACAAATCGCAGATGTAGAGTCTATCTTGGTTGGTGAGCCTAAAGAAATGATGCTCTATTACCGCGACGAGTCATTGGCAAACTTACGGGCGTCTGATATTGCGCAACTTTCTGACTCTCAGTTGGTTGAGATTGCAACTGCTCAACGTGAAGCGATCTATCGCAACCATCCACTCGACAAAGACGTTGCACGTCAAGAACTAAACGCTGTATTAAACTCGTAATTTCTTATTTACTTCTGTCTTAAACAATATATAATATACAAAAGAAAATAAACTATGTCATCAGTACTTGAAAAACTAAAAAAGAATTGCAGAATCAAAGAAGCCGACGTCCTTGCTGACAGCGACTTTTATGCTGAAAAAGATATCACGAGCACAAGTGTGCCAATGGTCAACGTTGCTCTAAGCGGCAGCATTGACGGCGGCCTGACAAGCGGCCTTACTGTACTTGCCGGTCCCTCAAAGCACTTTAAAACGAGCTTTGCGTTGCTTATGGCGGGTGCATACCTTAAAAAACATACCGACGCGTGCCTCATGTTTTATGACAGCGAGTTTGGTTCTCCTCAGCAATATTTTGAAAGCTTTGGAATTGACACTTCGCGAGTGCTGCATATTCCAATTAAAAATATCGAAGAACTCAAGTTTGATATTGTTAATCAGCTTGAACAGATGGATCGCAAGGATAAAGTGATTATTGTTATTGACAGCGTCGGTAACCTTGCATCGAAAAAGGAATTAGAGGACGCGATGAACGAAAAGAGCGTTGCCGATATGACTCGCGCCAAAGCTCTTAAAGGACTGTTTCGCATGGTGACTCCTTACCTGACAATGAAAAACATTCCACTTCTTGCTATCAACCATACCTATCAAACTCAGGAAATGTTTAGCAAAGCTGTGGTGAGTGGCGGAACAGGAATTATGTACAGCGCCGACAACGTTTGGATTATTGGTCGTCAGCAAGACAAAGACGGCACTGAAATCCAAGGCTATCACTTTATCATTAACGTTGAAAAGTCTAGGTTTGTAAAAGAAAAGAGCAAGATTCCAATCAGCGTGAGTTGGGAAGGTGGAGTTCAAAAATGGAGTGGGCTCCTTGATATTGCTATCGAGGGCGGGTTTGTTGTTAAGCCTAAAAACGGATGGTATGTCGCGTATGACCCTGCAACAAAAACCGAACTTACTGGAAACTTACGGGCAGCACAGACGTTGACAAAAGAATTTTGGGAAACAATCTTTACAAAGACAACGTTCGCATCGCATATCAAACAAAAGTATACAATCGGTCTGCGAGACATGATTGACGGCGGCTCAGACCCAGTTGTAGAAGACGAAGAAGTCTGATATGAAAACTCTGGCTGACTATATACTTCTATTAAAGGGCGCGATGCCGCTTGACATGTGTGAGGCGCTTATAGCGCGATATGATTCAGTATCAGAAAATGACCCCCTAAAATTACGACGTAAAAATAAGATCCTTGATTTTGAGGAGATTAATATGCTCGATCATCCAGGGTTTGAAGAGTTTAGAGCTCCAATGGGGGCACTCATGAGCGCGGTAAATAATCAATACTTACAAAAGACGTGCAACATACTGCGCGATCGTTTGCCATGTTATGAACCGTTGCAAGACTATGAGGCGCCGCGAATAAAACGATACGAGCCTGGAACGGGAATCTTTGACTGGCACACCGATCACTGCGACATTCCTTCCAGTAAGCGTGCGGTTGTAATGTTTTGGTATCTTAACGACGTGGCTGAAGGAGGAGAGACGCTGTTTGATATTGGCACAGAGATTGCGATAAAACCAGAAGCAGGTAATGTACTCTGTTTTCCGCCATACTATATGTATCCACACAAGGGAGCGACTCCAATCTCTAATCCCAAATATGTAATTTCATCGTATGTTTGGCTGCCTCAAAAATATGGAAACTCATGTGACTAAATCTATGCCAAGCGAAATAACTGACTATATATTTGTAGACGACCCGTCAAACGACAAGGTCTATGCAATACGACTCGTTAGCGGTCCATACGTTGACACAATATACAAATATGCAAACATAAAAATAAGTGAAGACACACAAAAAGAAGTGTGTACATTATCATACGCATATAATATAATGTCTACATCAGGAGCACACAATAAAGAAACTTTACAGAACGACCGTGTCTTTAAAGACTATATTGGAGACGTTTTAACGGACATACTTTCAAATCAAGAATATAAAATAGGAAACCATGGAGAATAATCTTCAAGACATCATAATTAAAAATTTAGTAAATAATGAAGCATTTTGTCGTAAAACATTACCACACTTAAAACCTGAATATTTCGAAGGGCATCATAAAGCAATATATGCTCTTGTTTTACAGTTTATTACAAAATATAATAAACTTCCAAACAGCTCCGCACTCGCAATTGAGTTTCAGCAGTCTGAGCATATTCGTCGTCCAGACTCTGGCGCAATATCACATACAATAACCACACTAAACGAAAACTACTCTGTAGAGCACGAGTGGTTGCTTGAACAAACTGAAAAGTGGTGTAAAGATCGTGCGGTTCATCTTGCTATTATAGAAGCAGTCTCTATTATTGATGGCAAGTCTCCAGACAAGGCTGAAGGAGCAATTCCAAGCATCTTAAGCAAAGCGCTAAGTGTAACATTTGACACAAATGTTGGTCATGACTATCTCGAAAATATAGATCAACGATACGAGTTTTATCACAAGACTGAAGATAAAATTCCGTTTGACTTGGATATGTTTAATACAATTACTGGAGGAGGCATTCCACGAAAGACACTAAACATTATTTTGGCTGGAACTGGTTGTGGTAAAAGTTTAGGCATGTGTCACATGGCAGCTGCAGCTCTATCCCAAGGACGAAACGTACTCTATGTCACTCTTGAAATGGCAGAAGAACGTATTGCAGAGCGTATTGATGCCAACCTGCTTGACATACGAATAGATAAAATCAAAGACCTGTCTCAAACTGACTTTCAATCTCGTGTAGAAGGCATCTCTAAGCGCACTCGTGGAAAGTTAATTGTTAAAGAATATCCTACCGCTGCGGCTCATGTCGGTCACTTTAGGGCGCTGCTGCTCGAACTTAAACTAAAAAAGAAGTTTGAACCAGACATCATCTATATTGACTATCTTAATATTTGTGCGTCTTCTCGCGTTAAGGGATTGAGTGGCAGCATAAACACATACAGCTTTATCAAGAGTATTGCTGAAGAGCTTCGTGGACTTGCAGTAGAGTTTAATGTGCCTATCTGGAGCGCTACTCAGGTGACTCGTGGTGGGTTTAATAATTCTGACGTTGAAATTACTGACACATCAGAAAGTTTTGGACTCCCAGCTACTGCTGACCTCATGCTTGCGTTTATTCGAACTGAACAGCTTGACAAGATGAACCAGATTATGGTAAAGCAGCTCAAAAATCGTTATAATGACCCTACTGCAAATAAACGCTTTACGATTGGAATTGATCTCTCAAAAATGAGGCTCTATGATATTTCTGATCCTATGGCAAATATCACGAATGACAGTGACTCGTCTCCTGTGGTACACACTCCATTTAGTAGCCAACGAAAAAATAAAGACTATAGCGACATAAAGGTGTAATTTTATAAATAATACAAATATTATTATTATAAATAAGCTTATATGTCACGACTAACAGAATTTACCAGCTACCTGACCGAAGCGCTCTCTACATCTTCTGTAGAAAAAGCCGCATTTATCATTCAACGCTATCTTAAGAAAAAGACTGGCACTACATTTTTTAAATATCCCGGCTTGGAAAAATATACCAATTCAAGTGGTACTGGCTTTGGACTCCGACTCTATAGCGCAAAGCGTAATATGAGTGTACGTTTCAACTGGATACAAAGCTCGCTCGTCGGACTCAATA